GTAAGTGGTGATCTAAATATTTTTCCATCTGCATCAGGTCATAAGGGTTTAAGATTGGGTGCACGATTAATTGCACCTACTTCAAACAGCACAACTATTGAAGATGCTACAACTGACTTAGGGATTGATTCAGCAAGATTTAGAAACCTTAAACTATCAGGAACTATCTCTAGTGGAGTTCATACAATAACGAATACAGGAACTTCTGGCGATACAAGAAGTTTTTTCATTGATGCAGAAGATGCTGAATATGACTTTAGATCAAACAGTACATCAGGTTATACAACAACCTTTAACATGGATAATACTGGACTTGAAATTGGTCATAATTCTTCAAGTAGAAATCTTGCACTAAGAACTAATAGTCTTGATAGATTAACTATAAGTGGTAGTGGTACTTTTGACTTTAATTCAAATAATTTACAAAGCATAGGAACTATATCTAGTGGGGCTATAACCAGTAGTGGTGTTATAAAAGCTACTCAATATGAGCCATACTCATCTACGTCTGCAATTAGCTATAAAGGTTATGCAAGTAGAGATTTAATAACAGCAGTAGATGGTGCAGCTTATTATTATGGTTCTGATGGTGCAGCTTATGGTATTGTCATTCAGGGAGGACACCCTATATGTAAATCAGTAAAAATAGGTTCAGTTAATGCAGGAACAACAGTAATAGATTCATCAAGAAACCTAACCAATATAGGAACAGCTACTACATCAGGTGTGTTAAATGTTGGAAATGCTTCAACCAGTGGCAGAAATATGATTGAAATACAGACTGACGATAATACTTCTGATAGAGGTATTTCATTCCAAAACTCAGGTGCTGCTTATTCTAACTCTATTTTTGCTGAAGATGTTGGTGGTAACGATGCCAGATTGGTCTTTACTGGTGGTGATGCCAGCCAGACAATTACATCATTATCAAGAGACTTTATGATTAACAATCAATCTGGTGGTGGTGGTGTCTCAGGTGATATTCATGCTAGAGGTGACGTTGTGGCTTTCTCATCAACTGTATCTTCTGATGAAAGATTGAAATATGACATTGAGGACATCAAGAACCCATTAGATATTATTCAATCCTTGAAAGGTAGGCATTTTAAATGGAAGAAAAACGATCAACAATCCTCAGGGGTTATAGCTCAAGAAGTAGAGCAATCAGAAATGTCATTCTTGGTATCGGACAAAGTTGATATTGAGAATCCAGACGAGACCATCAAACGAGTGAAATACGATGGATTTACTGGTGTTTTAATTGAAGCTATCAAAGAACAACAAGATCAGATAGAATATATGAAGTCAGAAATTAAAGTTTTAAAGGAGGCTAATAATGGCAATAAGTAATACTAAAACTGTTCAAAGGGTAGAGGTTTATCCTTTAGCAGACAGTTCAGCAGATGCAACAGCAAATGCAAAATATCCTACCGTTATGGTAGTTTATAACAACACTTTAGGTGGAACTGGTGCAGATGCAGCCCTTGATGGATCTGTAAGCACACAGGTTATACATCTATCTAAGTTTGTAGAAGATGGCGGTGCAGCAACTGATGTTTCAGGTGAAGATGCTTTAGTGCAAACTATTTGCGGTGCTATTTGGGCATAATAAATGGCAATAGAATCTAGCGGTGCAATATCATTAGGATCAGCCGCTGGAACTAACAGAAGCATAGCAGGAGAGTTTGGCGGTAGCACACCACACTCATTATCAGAATACTACAGAGATGGTAGTTACTCTGACGGCATAAGTATTCCGTCAGGCGAAACAGATATACCTGCATCAGGTGCAATATCTTTTTCAGATTTCTATGGCACGGCAGCTGCAACCTTTACTTGGGGATCAATAATATCAATACCTCAGCAGTGGGGAGATATCACAGGATCTAATACAAGCTTTGGTAGTGCTTTTGCTTCAGCACAGATTGGCTTTGCTTTCCAACCAAACGACAACAGAATAAGAATAAGACACGCAAACTCAAGTAACTCACAGGGCACATCTTATAGTTATGTAAACATGACATACTCTGGTGGTTTAACACCTACTGATGTACAGGTACAGCTTAACTGGTCTGGTAGTTTTAGTGGATCAAGTGGATCAGGAACTGGCGGAGCAGAGCCTAGTGATGGCACATCTGGGGGCAGTTCTTTTACCTGGACTTCAGGCACTTATCACACGATTGCAGAACAATCTACTTCTAGTGATAGTGGAAGTTTTTCAGATGCAGTTTGGAATGTTTCAGTATCAAATACAAATCAGTCAAGAAGCTATACAGCTGGTGGTCTTAGTGGGACTAGCTTGACTATTCGTTTCAAGGCAATAGGTATTAGTGGTGAGCCAACAGAAGGTCCATCTACTGCTAACAGTATAAGTTTAACTGCAAGCAAAACTAGCGGCTTCGGTGGGGGCGGTGGACCGTAAAATAAATATGAACGATATAGTAACAATAATTCAACAAGTGGGCTTTCCAATAGCAGCAGCTCTAGGACTGGGTTGGTTTATTTACAAACTAATTATGCGTATTGTTGACGGCATGGAAACAAAACTAGATATTGTAGATGAAAAAGTTGCCCAACAAATAAGTGCGATAGAAGAAAGGTTAGGCACGAAATTAGACTCACAACATGGTATCTTAGTAGCATTGATAGATAGAATTAGAAGTCTTGATAATGAGATCATTAGACAAGACACACTAATAAAAACTATACTAGGAGTACCACAATTAATTGATAGCAATAAGATTGCTAAGGCGGATAGAGATGACCAAAGGAAAGATTAGTTTTTTATTATTATTATTATGTTTATCAGCTTCTTCTGATGAAATGGTGCATAAATTTAAATCTCCATCTTTTAGTGGGATCGGCACTTCAGCACATTATTTAACTATTGAGAACCAACAATACACTAGAAAAATGACTATCAAAGAAGAGATCAAGGCTCTTCAAGAACAACTTAAAAGAGATAAAGAAAATACAACACTAGCCCGATTTATTAGAAACCTAGAAAGCCGTATATACGCTCAGATATCAAGACAAATTGTTGAGAATATGTTTGGCGAAACACCATCTACAGAAGGCACATTTGAATTAGAAGGCAATACAATTTCTTATACTATTGAAGACGGCATTATAACTTTGACTATAACCCAAGCAGATGGCACAGAAACTATTATTCAACTTCCTTTCGGTGATTTTACTTTCTAGTTGTGCGTTAAGTTTTGACCCAATAGAAAATAATTTACCCCCACTAGAAAGAATAGAACGAGCAAAGATAGGCACACTTCTAGTGCCAGCACTAGCTGATGTCAAACTAACAAGCAATCAAAAGCCAGTCATAGCAATCTATACAGGATCTTTTTCAGATCAAACTGGTCAAAGAAGAAGTAACTCATCTTATGCAACCTTTAGTTCTGCTGTAACCCAAGCACCAGATGCATATTTAATTAGAGCACTCAAACACGCAGGATCTAGGCATGGAGGCTTTTTTGAAGTTGTTGAGCGTGTAGGACTGGACAATGTTACCAAAGAACGCCAGATCATTCGTAGCACACGCCAGGACTTCGGGGAAGAACAAAAATTACCAGCATTAGTATTCGCTGGTTTGCTAATGCACGGTGGTGTGATATCTTATGAGAGTAATATTGAAAGTGGCGGTGCTGGTGCCAGATATCTTGGAATCGGTATGTCCAGACAGTTTCGTAGAGATACTGTTACAGTATCTTTAAGAACAGTTTCTGTTACCACAGGTAAAGTATTACTAGAGGTACTTGTTACAAAAACCATACTTAGTGCTTCTTTAGATCAGGATGTATTTCGCTTTATAAGTGATGACACTGAGCTAGTAGAGATAGAGAATGGTTTAGTAAGGAATGAATCAATAGACATTGCTTTGCAGACGGCAATAGAGACAGCGGTATTACAAACTATAAAAGAAGGAAACCTTAAAGGTTATTGGAGTATAAATGAATTTGAAAAGATTGAAATTGATAAGCCTTGTGATGCTGATGAGTGCATCGACATACGGGGCTGATAACGAAATCTATGTCAGCCAGGCTGGTGCAAATGCAAATATTGATCTGGAACAACTAGGCTCATCAAACATCATTGGTGGCTTAGACTCAGTAGCAGCTACTCTGACCCCGTTAGATCTTGATGGCATAAATCTTACGCTTGATATAAATCAAATCGGTAATACCAATAAATTCTTAGGCGATATCTATGGTGATAATGTAACTGGATTTTTTGAGTTTGATGGTGATAGTAATACTTTCACAATACAAGCAGATCCTAATGACACTTATGGAATATCTAGCTCTAATTACAATGTTGATGTTACTGGTAGTAGCAACACCTTTACACTTGATACAGGAACTTCAGCTCTTTCAGAGACTTTAGATCTTGACTGGATAGTGCAAGGCGACAGCAATACATTTGATTTTGATATAAACTATGATGGAGCAACCAACTATGTAGATGTTGATGGTGATTCAAACACAGTCAACTTTACAGGAAGCGGATACGCTGGTGGTTATTTTTATTTAGATCAAACAGGAAGCAGTAGAACATTTGATATTACGCAATCATCAACTTTGGCAGCAGATTGGCTTAAGATACTTAGCACTGGTTCTAATGGCACCGTGTGTATCATACAAGACGATAGCGGAACCGCAACAAGCTGTTGATGTAGGCAATGTTTCGGAGCTCAATGGCTCTGCCCAGGTGGTTAGAGATGAACCATTTGTGGCGGAGCTTGACTTCCAAGTAAAACAAGACGATCAAGCCGTAACTTCTAACGGCAGGATGGCTATTACTTTTTTAGATGATTCCATCGTTAGACTAACTGAACACTCAAGACTTACTATAAATGAATATGTTTTTGACCCCAATCCTTCTAAATCTAAGATGGCTATATCTTTTGGGCTTGGTACGGTTAGATTTGTTTCTGGTGCTTTAAATAAAATTGATAAACAGAATATTCAGCTATCAACCCCAACTGCTAATATTGCTATTAGAGGTACAGACTTTACTTGCACGGTTGATGAGCTGGGGCGTTCTCTCATTATTCTACTGCCTGGTCTTGATGGTTTATCTAGCGGTGAGATTGTCGTTACTACAGCTGCGGGTTCTGTGGTGCTTAACCAACCCTACGAAGCAACTACAGTATCAGTCTTTGAGAATGAGCCATCAAACCCAGTAATACTAGATTTAGATCTAGCTCAAATAGACAATATGCTCATTGTCAGTCCACCCAAACAAACTGCTTTATCTGCCGAAGAAAACACTACCGAAAAATCCAGCAACATATTAGATGCAGATTATCTAGAGTTTGAAGAGTTAGACATAGATTATCTAGATGAGGATGCCTTAGAGTTTACAGAGTTAGATATAAACTATCTTGATGTAAACTTTCTTGAAGATTTACTAGATGTAATTGATGCCCTAGCTATTGCGGAAGAAGAAGATCAGCTGGCAGCTAATATAAGTGCTGTGAATATTACAGGCACACAGTTCGGACAAGACACAGATACACAGGTAACAACATTTCTTACTGGTCAAACCCTTACGCTTATGCGTAGTGTAAGTGAGACTGCTAGAGTAGATATAGATTCTAGCAGCAGTTATACTGTTATCTTTATACAAGATGGCATATCAAGAGTCATTAAGATAAACGGAGGATCTGGTGGTGTTATTAAAATAACCCAGAGTGATTAATGAACAGGGTACTATTCATATTACTTATAGTTCTAGGACTACCGCTTGTCTTTCAAAGCACACCAACAGAAATACTTAAATTAAAAGTTTTTGACTACTTAGTGCCAAAAAAAGAAGAGTCTGGCTTTTTTGCCATATTAAACATAACTGAAGAGGATGTAGCACGAGAAGGTGGGTATCCTTTACCAAGACAAAGACTAGCTGAGATACATATAGAACTTTTACAGAAAGGTGCTTTAGGTGTGGGCTGGGTTCTTTCTTTCCCCCAACCAGACAGGCTAGGTGGTGATGAAGCGTTTGCAGAAGCTCTTTGCTATGGTGGATCTGTTATAGGGATGTTTGAGGATGGTAGTGGTAACTATCCAGATACTTCTGGAACTGTAGTGCTTGGCAACAATAACAATGCAGGTATTTATTCTACAGGCGTTGTGCAAAACATAGACATCCTTAAAAACTGTTCTAATCAAGGCATAGCTGTTGCACCAACAGAAGTTGATAATCTAGTAAGAAGAGTCCCGCTAATGATGAAAACACCAGATGGTTTTGTTTCTGCTTATGGCACAGAGGTTATGAAAGTATTAGCAGGCAATAGCACATACATTATAAAAACTAATGATAATGGTATTGAGGAAATAACTGTCCAGGGACTAGCTCCAGCAAAAACAGATACGCTTGGTAGAAAGTGGATATCTTGGGTAGACACCAAACAAACTACTCTAGAAGAAATGGATGTAAAAGGTAGATATGTTTTTGTTGGTTTTACTGCTAGTGGAATCATGCCACAAGTTGCAACACCAGTTGGATTATTAGAGCCACATAAGATTCAAGCAGCATTATCTGAGTCAATTTTGATTCAAGACTCACCATATATCCCAGATTGGCATTTAGCAGCCGAAATTTTGATTTTCGCAATTTTTGTCGCCTCAGTTTGGCTTGTAATCAATTTTCTGACTATAACTAAGGGTCTAGGTATGCTTGGAGTTTTACTGCTCTCTACGGGCTTCTTAGGAGCTTTTAGCGTTCAGAAGGGCATTTTACTAGACTTTTCATGGACTTTTGTCTCAGAAATCATAACTTCTACGGTTGCCTTCTATTTAAACTACCAAAAACAATACAAATTGCGTCAACAGATTAAAAAACAGTTTGAACATTATTTAGATCCAAGACAAGTAAAACAACTACAAGACAATCCTGACCTGCTGAGACTCGGGGGAGAGAAAAAATATTGCACATTTTTATTTACAGATGTCAGAGGATTTACAAATCTATCTGAAAAACTAGAACCAGAACAAGTAACAGAGATAATGAATAAAGTTCTAACAGCTCAAGTAACTTGCATACAAGCACATGGAGGTATGGTGGATAAGTTTATAGGTGATGCTTGTATGGCAATATTTAACGCACCGCTAGATTTAGACAACCATGAAGAAAGAGCTGTAGCTTGTGCCCAGGATATGCGTACCGCTATCAAACAACTACAAAAGGAGTTACCAGAGCCAATAGCTATAGGTATAGGTGTAAACTCTGGTGAAGCTGTTATTGGCAACATGGGATCAGATACTAGGTTTGATTTTTCTGGTATAGGTGATGCAATCAATGTTGCAGCAAGATTAGAGTCTGCAACTAAAGAAGTTGGTGAAGACATACTGATAGGGCATGAGACTGCAAAAAGTGTTGATTTTAGTTTAAAATTACTTAAACCCATAAAAGTTAAGGGTAAAAGCAAACCTTTAGCTATTTATACAATATAAGGATAATTATGGCATTAAAGAATTTACTTAAAAATGTAGTTGGTGCAGTAGCTCCAACACTAGGCACAGCAATCGGTGGACCTATGGGTGGCATGGCAGCAAATCTAATAGCTGAAACACTTGGCGTACCAAACAACCCTAAGTCTATAGAAAAAGCTATTGCTGAAGCAACACCAGAACAAATGTTACAACTTAAAAAAGCAGAACAAGATTTTGAAAAACAAATGAAAGAGCTTGATGTTGATGTTTACAAGCTAGAGGCACAAGAGAAACAAGATGCAAGAAAACATTTTTCAAAAGATTGGACAACAAGAATTATGGGCATAGCTACACTAGGAGGCTTTCTTGGTTACATATTTTTAGTAACCTTGCAGCCACCAGAACAAAATAGTGAAGCTTTAATTAATTTAGTTCTAGGATATTTAGGTGGATTGGCTAGTGCTGTGATATCTTTTTATTTTGGAGCTTCTCAATCTAAGGAGGACAAATGAGCTGGTTTGGTAATATGTTAGCAAAAATAGGCTTGGTTGAATCTGAAGTGGTTAGAACAAGGGATAAGAAAGGCAGATACATTGCTGACGATCCTACAACTGCTAAGAATGAAGCTTACAAAACTGTTAAAAAAAGAAAAAAGAAATAAATAATGTATGAATATAGATGCACCGTTACCAGAGTTGTTGACGGAGATACAGTAGATGCTGAAATAGATTTAGGTTTCGACATTGTATTTAAGTCTAGAATTAGACTTTTTGGGGTGGATACTCCTGAATCTAGAACCAGAGATTTAGATGAAAAAGCTAGAGGCAAGCTAGCTTCAGCGTTTTTGTCTGAAAAAATTGAGCAGGCTGACTTTGTAAAAGTACAAACTAAGTTAGATAAAAAAGGTAAGTTTGGCAGAGTGTTAGGGGTTATTGTTGCAGATGACTTAGATCTCAACCAAGAAATGATAAACCAAAACCTTGCTGTAGCTTACAGTGGTCAATCAAAAGATGATATAGAAGCAGCACATATGCTCAATAGGGAGAAACTTATAGAGGCAGGTATATTCACACCAACAGAGGGTTAGAGTGGCTGGATTTAAACTTACAACATTTACGGGACTTAGTAAAAAAGTATCTCCTCGTTTGTTGCCAGAGGATATGGCACAAAACGCACAAAATGTTTTTTTAGATTCAGGCAGAATAGAGGGCATACCAACAGATGTAAATGATCCCTCTGAATCAGGCAACACTCATCCAGCATCACACATATCAACGACTACAAGGACTATATTTAAAGCTACCTCATCTTCGTGGTTTACCTTCACAGATGATGTAGATGTTATCAAAAGTCCTATTAAAGAAGATACACATGGTAGATTTTACTTTACAGGTTCTGGCAACTTTCCTAAATATACATCTCTATCATCTGGCGTATCTGGTTCAGGACCATACCCAACAGCGTCATTTAGGCTTGGATTACCAACTCCAGCAGCCTTTACAGCAGCACCAAGCGTAGACAATACTTCAGCAGCAGACGGTGCAGCCCTTAGCTCTAGAGCTTATTTATACACAGAAATAACAACTTTTGGTGAAGAAGGACCACCCTCAGCAGTAACATCAGCAGACATTGTAGATGCAGAAAATGGAGCTACAGTTACATTAACTTTACCAGCAGCAACATCAGGCAACTACTCAATAGCCAAAAGAAGAATTTACAGAACTGATATCAATGGTGTATTTAGATTTGTCAAAGATGTAACTGGTACATCAGCTGGCACAACAACAGAGGCAGTTACAGACGACCTTCTCGGGGAAGAAATAGAATCATCGGACAACCTAGCACCACCAGATGATACTACTTCAGATCACCCAGACGGACCGATGCTTGGTATTACGACCATGCCAAATGGTATTACGGCAGGTTTCTCAGGTAATACTTTGCTTTTCAGCGAGTCTTTTCTGCCTCACTCTTATCCACTTGCTAACCAACTAACAACGCAAGAAGATATAGTTGCTATAGCATCTATAGCCTCTGGTTTGCTAGTAACAACAAAAGGCAAGCCTTTAATGGCATCTGGCACCGATCCAAGTGCTATGGCTATGGTAGAAATAGATGCGAACTTACCATGCGTTAATAAAAGATCCCTGGTTGATATGGGTGAGTATGCTATTTACTCTTCACCTGATGGCTTAGTTTTAGCATCAAACTCAGGCATACAGCTTATTACAGAACAAATACTTACTAGAGACCAATGGCAAACAGAGTATTATCCAAGCAATGTAGAAGCATATGAATATGAAGGTAAGTATATAGCTTTCACTTATGACGGCTCAGACAACTCTACTAAAAAAGGTTTTATCTTTGATCCTAGAGGTGGCAAAAATGCTTTTGTAAATCTTAATTTTTATGCAACGGCAGGGTTCAATGACAGAGAAAACGATGAGTTATATTTAGTTATTGATGGCACTCTTAAAAAGTTTGCTAGAGGCACAACTAAAAGATCATACCTATGGAAGTCAAAAGAATTTTTTAGCAACAGACCTTTATCTCCAGGCATTGCCAAAGTTGATGCTGAAGCATACAACGCCCTTACATTTAAACTCTTCGCAGATGGTTCTCTAAAACACACGCAGACTGTAGCTAACTCAGACCCTTTTAGGTTGCCAGGTGGTTATAGAGGTAAAGTTTTTGAAATACAGCTGGAGGGAACAGATATCATTAACGAAGTTTGCGTTTATGAAAGTCCACAGGAGATAGCTTAGTGGCAAATGAGTTTTTAAAAAATAAAAAAAAGAATGTCAAAGCCCGTGGGAGTTTCCCTGTCCCAAGAGATTTTAGTATTGAAGGCAAAAGATTTGCACAGTCTGTTCTAGACTCTTTACAACAGCTTAGAGGTGAAAAGGGCAGCATATTAGACAAAGCAGTAACCTTTCAGGATCTTATAGATGCAGGCATTGCTAAACAAAACTTCAACCCTACAGGCGGTGGTTCTGATTTTGTTATTGACGATGATGATAGACAGGATGGCGTAGCTAATCCTACGGCACCAACTGGATTCTCGGCTTCAGGTGCTTTCCAAAACATACTACTATCTTGGGACTTTCCTTCTTATGCTGGACATTCTCATACAGAAATATTTGTTAGCAATTCTAATTCTTTTGCCTCAAGAACATTTCTAGCACAAACTACTGCATCAGTATTTAGCCATCAGGTTGGTAACGCAGCAACTAAATATTATTGGGTTCGTCATGTAAATAAAAATGATGAAGCAGGACCATTCAACAGTGAGACTGGCACATCTGCAAGCACAGCCGTAGATGTGGGTGCAGTAATGACACAGCTATCAGAAGAGATAAAACTATTGCCTGGTTTTAGCACATTGAACACTGATATGAGTATAACTATTAGTGGCACCCAAAGGACTTTGCAAGCTACCTTAGAGACAATAAATACACTCGCTGCAACAGCTTCAACAAATGTTTCAAACCTTACTACAAACACACCAAGGGTAATTAGATCAGATGATGAGCCATCACAAAGATCTGATGGTACATCCTTACAAACAGGGGACATATGGATAGATACAGACTCAAGCCCAAACATAAATGAGTTGTTTGTTTATACAGGAAGTTCTTTTTCAGCTACCACAGCAGGATCTACATCTTCTTCTGATACAACCTTACAAACTCAAATTACATCAAATGGTAATGCTATAACGCAAAATGCGTCTGACATATTGTTGGTAGCTGGTGTCAGCGATAATGCTGACATATCAACATCTGTGAACATAACATCTCTTAATGCTTCTATAACAAATTCAACTACTGGCTTACAGGCAAATGCGGATGCTATAAGCACATTATCTGGAACGGTAACAAACCAAGGAAACTCTATAAGCACATTATCAACAAATGTTACAGAACTGCAAGGATCTATTACTGGATTTAGCTCCTCAAGCACAGTAGCTTCAGCAATCAGTGGTTTACAAACACAAATTACAGACAATGATGGTGATATAACTAATGTGAATAGTTCTATTACACAGCTAACTGGAACTGTTAATACTAAAGCAAGGACATTTGTTCAGGATAATGCACCAACAGCTACTGCTATAGGAGACTTGTGGATTGACTCTAATGACAACAACAAGCTTTATCGTGCTACAGCAACGACAAATTCAAACTGGGTTCCTGTAGGAGATACAAGCGGTCTTCATGTTTTTGCACAAGATGATGAGCCCACAGCACGACCTGACGGTTCTGCCTTACAGGAAGGCGATATTTGGTTTGATACCAACCATGCTGACGCTAGTGGCAATCTTACAAACAAACAATACCGATATAATGGTTCAGCCTTTGTAGCGATTGAAGATGCTAGGATATCTGCAAATGCAACCGCTGTTGAAACTCTAACAACAAACTTAAGCACAACTAATGGTACGGTTACATCACAGGGTCAGAAAATTACAAACCTTGAGAATACAGTAAACGATTCATCAACTGGTGTAGCTGCAACAGCTAGTAATCTAGATTCTCTTACCACTACGGTAACAAGTATTCCTGTTAACTTTAAACAACCAGATGAACCTAGCGGAACATTAACGGCAGGAGACTTATGGATTGATACTGATGATAATCAGCTTTATAGATATACTGGCAGTGCTTGGGAATCTGTAAGAGACTCAGTTATAACCTCAAACTCAACTGCAATTCAAAACTTACAAAGCACTGTTAATGATAGTCAAACAGGTGTTGCTGCAAACGCTAATGCTGTGTCTGTGTTGCAGACAGAAGTATTTGGTTCTGGATCTGCAAGTGCATCAAGAATTGATGCTTTAGAGTCTACTGTTAATGATTCAAATAGTGGAGTTACAGCAAGTGCAGATGCGATAAGTGCACTTACAACAAAAGTAGATACTAAAAATAAATCTTTTGTTGGCACAGAACAACCAGCCAATAATACAGACAATGACTTGCGTACAGGTGATTTGTGGATAGAAACAGACAATAACAATAAAATATATAGATGGAACGGAAGCACCTGGGTAGCTTTATCACCAACCTCTAATCAAACCTTTGTAGGTGGTTCTGCCCCAACAGCAAATGCTGTAGGTGATTTATGGATTGATACAAGCAATGACAATGAAATAAAAAGATGGGATGGTTCTGCTTGGCAACCTTTAAGAGATGGTTTAATTACAGCAAATGCAAACTCTATTAATGCTATTTCTTCAGAAATAGGTGTAACTTTTGACGCTAAAGTACAAACATTAAGCAACAAAAACATCAATATACAGACATTTGCTTCAGGATCTGCTGTTGCTCACAACATTACAGATGCAGATGTAACATCGGGCGTTTTCTTGTCATTAAAAGGTGTTTCATCCGTTGGTGGCTTAACAGCAGAACAACTCAACAGGACATTCAAAGTTGTATCAAGAATTACATCTACAAAGTTGCGAGTCAAGGTTGTAGGCAGTGCTGCCACATCATCTACAACATCTAGCATATTTAGTGGTGCTTGTACTATTGGGACAAATGCTGGCGTGCTACAGCTTGCAGAAACTACTACAAATACTTTAGGTCAATCAGAAGCATCTTATGTGATGCAAGTAAACAGTAACGGTCATATAGCTGGTTTCGTGGTACAAAGCAGTACAACCCCTGATGGTCAGCAAACAAGTAATGTAGTATTCCAGGCAGATAGGTTTGCTATAGTTCCTTCATCTGGAACTGGCTCAGTAACTCCATTTATCGTTGATGGTGGGACTGTATTTATTGATACAGCAAACATTAAAAATGGATCGATAGAGGCAGCCAAGATAGGATCTCTTACTGCTGATTTAGTAAATGCTGTTGATATAAATGCAGACTCTATTGTTACTGGACAACTTGATGCAGCACAAATAGATGTAACTGGCTTAATTACAGCAGGTGGTTTGATAATTGGATCAGATTTATCAACAAATGGATCTACATCAATACATGGTGGCAACTTACAAACAGGAACAATATCTGCTAACAAGTTAACAATAACACCGCTTGAGGCATCTGATCTAGGGTCATCTGGGACAACAGTTATAGATGGCGGCAGAATATCAGCAAACACGATTACAGCTAATAAGATTGATGCTACTGACTTAGTATTACCTACAAACGGTGGTTTAGTATCAGGGTCAAGTCTTGGTAATTTTAACAATAACAGCAAAAGATATGCTTTCGTTGTTTCTGTTGGTTCTGGTGCTGGTTTTTATCAAGGATATGTAAGGCTCAAAGGTGGCAATGGGGAAGTAAAAACAATTAGTCTTTTATTCTCAGATGGGACTTTTGGCACTGGCTCTGGCTTTCAAATAAATACACAGGTTACTACGGGAGGGTCGGATACCACAAAACTTACAGATAGTGATTCTGGACCTTTCAGATATGTAACACCAGACCTATCAAAGCTTCCAGGACTTATATCAGAAAGTAGGTTAATATCTAGCTCAGATACAGCAAATATACCTTTTGCATTTAGATATACTGGAACAGGTACTGTAAACTTATTTGTGTATGGGCAAGGAGACTCAAATAGCAGACAGATAGGCTCAGTTGATGCAAGGTTTGTTAAATTTAGTGCAAGTTAATTATGGCAGTTTTAAAAAGATACACAGTTAGTTTTACACCAAACACCATAACATCAAAAAAGATTGTTCAGGGTGGTAAAGATGTTGTTACAGAGGTTGAATACACTATTAATGCATACGAAACAGCCAATTCATCAAACACCGTAACTGTTACAAATCAATACATAACTTTTAATTATTTTGGTAAAGATACTTCTAGTTCAAGCTTTGTAGAAATAGATGATGTTAATGATAGCGTGGTAACACAATGGCTTACAGAACACTTTAATGACAAGGAGCTTGAATTAAATAGCTTATTAACATTTGAAGATACTGGTTATATGCCAACATCTTTAGATGATATTGATTTAAACAACCCTTATGGATAAGGATAATTAGGCGGATTTGCTTTGATAGATATAATAAAAAGTGATATCTTACAAGAAAAATGTTAGCTCAGGTTGATGTAAGAGTTTACTGGGATTTCATAGCCCCTGGTTTGCGGGAAATAAAAGAAGAAGCAAATCCAGAGTGGCGACCAGAAGACATTTACGGAGCTTTGGTAAATAACATTGCAGAGCTTTATGTAGATATAGAGCAAGAACCATGTGAAAGCTTTATCATTCTACAAGAAAAGCCTAGCGTGTTTCAGCCAACTAAGTCCTTATTAATCTGGGTGGCATATGATAAACGAGGCGAGGCAGCTGATAAATACATGGATTATATAGAAGACATGGCAAGAGAAAGAGGTTGTAATAAAATAGAATTTTGGACAGCTTGGAAAGGATTAGCAGATGCTTTATCTCATAGAGGTTATCAAATAAAACTTTATTTATCGGAGAAAGAACTATAATGGGCGGTGGCGGATCAACAGAAATAAAAGACTCAGCATCACAAAAGGCTTTAGCTTCAATAGCTGCAAGAAGATTTAATCTTTATCAACAATATTATGTTCCTTTAGAAAATCAGTATATGTCTGATGTTTTTGCCATGAAGAGCCCAGCTGCTTTCAAAGATGTTGAAGGCTTCGTTAGTGCAGTTCAACAACCTGAGTTTCAAGCTGGCAGAAGGCAAATGGAGCAGAGAGCTTTTGCTATGGGAGCAGATCCAACAAGCGGTCAATATCAAGCAGCTGCATCTGCTATGAACCAAGCACAAGCAGCTGGTATGGGTCGAGGTACTGCTGAAGCTTTGTCTGGTCAGGTAGATAGATACTATCAAGGCATGCAAAATATTGTCGCTATGGGTCAAGGTCAGGCTGGACAGGCTATGGCAGGTCTGGGAGATGTGGCTGCCTTAGCACAAGACAGATCAAGATCTATTGCACAACAAAATCTAGGTAGATACACCAGCGGTCTTGGTGCCCTAGGAACTGCTGCTGGATTAGGCTACGGTTTCTACACACAAAACCAAAACAACCAAGGTGGCGGAAACAACACATGACGTCAGAAACAGCTAGAACGAGAATAGATCAACACGAAGAAATATGTGCTCTTCGTTATAAAAACATTGAAGCTCGTTTAGATTCTGGCTCAAAAAGATTTGTTAGATTAGAGTCTATGATTTGGGGACTATATGTTCTTATTATTGGCTCACAAGTTATAGGAGCATTATTGTAATGGCATTTTATACTGGAGGATTGCCTCTTTTTGGACCTCAAGACATGAATGGTAATTACGGTAACTATGGTGGCGGAACGGCTGGCAACTATGGTCAATATGGAGGCAGTCTTTATGTCAACCCATTTAGGCAGGGAGACCAAGCAGCTCAAGATACGCTTGCTGATTTGTATGAGGCTGAATTTCAAGACTACCTAAATAGATTTTTTCCCGTAGAACAAGATTTAATTAGACAAATGACTACAGGTTTTGGAGAGTTACAGCAAGAAGAAATCGATAGAGCTCAAGGTGCTGTAGCTAGACAGTTTGCTAATACAAGAGGTCAAGAAATGAGACGACAGGCTGGTTTTGGTGTATCTTTAAGACCAGAAACTCAAGCTGACTTTCAAAGAACAGAGGCTTCTTCGTTAGTAGCAGCAAGAAATTTTGCACGGATGAGATCATCAGAAAGAAGAAATCAAATACTTTCAGGTGGTTTAGGAAGTGCTTTGACGCAAAGGAGTGCATTAGGTGGCTAAAGGACTAGGCGGATTATTAGGAGTTGGTAGAGAGCAAAAAAGACAAGCTCTTGCTGGTTTAACTAGAGCAGCACAGCTTGAAACACAAACAGATACAATTAACAGACAGCTTGATGCACAGAGAAGAGCTGCTGAAATGAATGTTGCAGGCACTGTTGGAGGAATTGCAGGTGCAAACTATTTTGTAAAAAGAGGTGCTGAAAAAGCAGCTGAAGAGACAGCAAAAAAGATTGCCGCAGAAAAAGCCGCAGAAACAGCAGTAGTAGCAGGTACAGAAGCAGC